TTCAAGACTACCATTGTCTTGACTTCGGCACCCCTACCTAAAAACACTTTAAAGAGAACACACACACATGACTACTAATAAGAAAACCCCGTATGAACTTCGTTATGACCTCCTCGACATGGTTAAAGAAATGTTTGATAAACAGTATGAAGTTAACAAAGAAGTAGCTTACAAGGCTATGGAGCTTTACAAAGATAACGCAGAAGAGGCTTTAAAGGCTTGGGCGGAGCATGCCCCTGTAATGCCTTCCCCAGAAGACATCAAAAAGAGTGCTGAGACCCTTTATGACTTTGTAATGAACAAAGGAGACCGAAGTAATGAAACTTTTAACAAGTAAACTACTTGAGTTCTGTGCTAGTCAAGGTAATCAAAAATGATAGCGGAAATGAGCTTAATAGAGCAAAGGGCAAGAGAACTAAGGGGAAAAACCCTAAGAGTACTGGCTAAAATAACTAAGAAAACTATCAGAAATAAATACCTGACGTTTAAGAATAAGATTTTAAATCTGTTTGAATAACTTTGCTAAGGCTCTGCCAAAGTGATACTTGTGTGGCTAACTACTGACATCTGAAAGTTAGCTGCCTATACCCCCCGCTGATGTCCCCTCTGATTACTTTCTGTAGTCTTTTTTCGGGGGGTCTTTAGTATCACTTTGGTACCCTTAGTGTAAGTATTCTTAGGGTTAAAAGGTACACTTTGGTACTATTATTTATTAATATTTTATTAATATTTTCAATACCTTATTTTATATATATTATAAGTTATTGTTAATATTAAAGAAAATTTTCATTTTTAAAATAACTTGGCAAAAGAACTCAACATAGAACCTGAAAGGAGACTACTATGCCAGATAATCGTAAAGACAAAACTGGAGGTCGTAAGCCCGGGTCTGGTCGTCCTAAAGGTGCTAAAAATATTAACTCAATGGCCTCAGTACGTAAGCTTGAACAGCTTGGTTTTGATCCTATTGAACACATGGTTAAAAAGTATCGTGAAATACAAGTACAGCTAGATCATCTAGAGTCTGTTGGTAAACAAACCTCTGGAGCGTATGCCCAACTTACTTCTACACAAGGTCAGCTTATTAATAACTTGATGGCTTATGGTTACAAGAAAATCCCTGATAAACTCGAACAAGAGGTTACTGAAAAGAAACCTATCAGCATTCTACTCACTGATAAAAAGGAAAATAATAATGAGTGATCAGGAATCTTGGCACTTATCTAAGAGTGTACCCGTTACCTTTATTTTAGCTATTATACTACAAACCATTGCTTTAGTTTGGTATGTCTCTAGCTTAGATAGTAATGTTGAAACAAACACTCGGGAAATTGCTCGACATGAAGTACGGCTAATGCAGCTTGAAGAAACAACCCAACAACAAGCAGTCTTGCTAGGTCGTATTGATGAAAACATAAAATCAATCAGAGACGCTGTTGAGCTTATGATGAAAAGTCGTCAATAACTTTTATTTAACACACAGAGGAGAATAACTATGCCAATGGGTAAAGGAACTTACGGAAGTAAAGTTGGACGTCCACCTAAAAAGGGTGGCAAGAAAAAGCCAATGTCTATGAAAGCTAAAATGGCTAAGCTTAGAACTAAAAAGAAATAGCTATGGGCAGGACTAACCCAAGGCTCTGGGAAAAGGCCAAAGCCCGTGCAAAAGCTCGTATGGGTGGTAAACACTCTGCAAGAGCTATGCAACTAGCTGGCAAGATTTATCGAGACCTTGGTGGTGGCTATTCTGGTGGGAAAACTAAATCCCAGAAGTCTATGACTAAGTGGACTAAACAGAAGTGGCGTACTAAGTCTGGTAAGAACTCTGTGAGAGGTAAAGAAGCTACAGGTGAGCGTTACCTTCCCACTAAAGCTATTAATCGTATGTCTAAGAAACGTTATGCTGCCTCTACCGCTAAGAAGCGTAAAGATACCAAGGCAGGTAAACAGTATTCTAAGCAACCGAAAAGAAAGTCTTAAAAATGGTTAAGAAATATATCATCGGCAAGGCCACAAAGCGATTAATTAAACGTTTTTATAAAAAACCTAGGTCTGCTGCTCAAAAAAGAGCCTTGGCTAAGGCTGTTAAGGCTTCTGCAGCGGCTCGTAGAAAACTTAATAATAACCTTGGCTCTATCGTCTCTTATAATAAGTCTAAGGCTAAAGCTTTAAAGACTCTTAATAAAAGGCAGTCAAAGAAACTTAGTAAACTTAATAAACGAATTTCTGATAACAACAAAGTTTTGAAGTCTATCAAGAAAAATACTAACACAGTATATCGAATTGAAAATGCTAAGGGTGAAGGCCCACTTATGGGGAAGAATCTTAAACACTACGCAGCAATGCCTCGTGGTACTAAGATGGGTTACAAAGTCGCTCCTGTTAGCGACTATAACCGAGGTCGCGCGGCTATGCTTAAGAGGCTTGCCCCAAAAGGTACTCCTTTTGAAGAGATTTCTTTTAAGAGAGGTGATAGGTTTGGGTTTGATTCTAAGAGCCAAGCTTTAAAATACTTCTCTAAAGAAGAGCAAAAATTTTTAAAGACTCGCGGGTTTAATCTTGTAGAAAAGAGAAACGTTAATATTGTTGGCCGTACAACTACACAGGTGTCTTTTAATACGCCTAAGGGCTTGTCTTCTGCACAAAAAGAAGCTGAAAGGCTTGCCAGGAAGTACAATAAGTTGACAAAAGGATTAAGGTAATGGCTAAAAGCCTAATAGTATAAGAATGATAGAGTTACATGATAAACAGTCAGAAGTTATTAGAGATTTATTTGTTGACAATACCTGTAGGTATTCAGTAGTCAACGCATCACGGGGCTTTGGAAAGTCTTACTTAGCTGCTACAGCGGCTATTATTGCTGTACAAGAGCTAATCAACCTCCCTGCAGAAGTCCCTAACAAGAACGTTGCCCTGATTGCTCCAACGTATAGTCAAGCGGTAGATATTTACTATCCTTTGATTGCTTGGCAACTAGGCATGGAAGACTTTGCTGATAAAGCCTCTAAGGCTGCTGGTCAGTTCTGGTTTCCAAATAACGTACAGCTAAAGCTCTGGTCTTATGAAGCCTCTCAGCGTATGCGGGGTACAGGTCAGTACTTTGTGGTAGCCGATGAGGTTACTTCTTGGAAGGGTGCTGGTATGAACCTCAAGGAGTCTTGGGAGTCTATCATTCAGCCTTGTGTGGCTACTCGTTGGTCCCCTATGAATGCTAAGAAGTTTAATGCTAACCCAGGCAAGGCCCTTATTATTAGTACCCCTAGTGGTTATGATTATTTTTATGAGATGTATAACAGGCAAGACTCTGACACAGACTGGAAGAGCTATACCTACACCTATCAGGACTCTCCCTTCCTTGATGAGGAAGAGATTGAGAGAGTAAAACTAACACTTGATCCTTTAAAGTTTGCCAGAGAGTACACAGCAAGTTTTGAAGACTCTGGTAATAACGTATTCTACACGTTTAACCGAAAGGATCATATTGACAAAGGTCTTCCTGACTTCGAAGCAGGAGAAGATGTCCATGTTGCTATTGACTTCAATGTCGGCATTATGGCTTCTGTTATCTTTGCTTTAAGAGGCAATCAAATTCATATTCTAGATGAAATGCAAGGACACCCAGATACGGAGACCTTAGCCAGAACTTTAGCAGAGAAATACAAAGGCCACAAGATTATTTCCTACCCTGACCCTAGCGGTCGTGCAAGGAAGTCTTCAGCTGCTGTAGGGACTACCGACTTTAGCATTTTACAAGGTAACGGTATTTCCACAAGAGCACACACGAAAGCTCCCCCAATCATTGATAGTGTAGCGGCTGTAAACAAAAAGTTTAAAAACGCTGCAGGGGATATTGACATGTATGTTCACCCTAAGTGTGTTAACACAATTAAATCAATAGAAAGAACTCAGTGGGTTGAAAGCAACCCTGATAGTGCCGTGATTGACAAGAAAGAAGGTGTAGAACACTGGACAGACGGTCTTCGCTATGCTGTTGAGTATCTTTTCCCAATCCGTTCAGGTACTAAACCTACCAATAGGGGTTTTGGGTTTTAACAAACAAATAAAAGGAATAAGGCTATGCCAACACCTAACAGAAAAATGAGTCTAAGAAACCGGGTTAGAACCGGGATTTCTCAAGGTAAATTTAAGTTTACTTCAGCTCGTCGCCTTGCACTTAAAAAGGCTCAAGAAGCGTCTGCAAGAGCGCGTAAAGGTATTAGAAACCGTTTTGCTAAAGCAGGTGGTAACACCGCAGCTCTAAGGGCGAAAACCAGAGTAACTCGCGCTGCAAGTTTAGCACGTTCAACTGCCCGTAGTGGGGCTGCTGTTGGTAAACGCCGTGCAAGCGGTGCAGCCACTAGAGCAAGAAGTGCAGTTACTAAAGCAAGAGCAAACTCCGCTCGCAGAGCGTCTAATGCTGGTCGTAAGCCAATGAGCTTGCGCAATCGCGT